AAGGCTTTTCATAACAGATTCATACATACCGAACCCGACACCTACTGACTGTAATGCTAATCCAAATTTAACAAAGCCACCTGTGACTTTCAAAGAACCTGCTAAACGACCCATTATATTCATTAAACCATCATTACCACTTGTCAGTCTATCTACTGTTTCAAGATAATCTATCATTACTCTATTTGAACCTATAAAGGCGGGTGTTAGCCCTCCCCCTATCTCGGCTTTAACATTCTCAAGTCTCGCTTGTGTTATTTCTAATCGCTTAGATTGATTTGCTAATGCTCTATTCGCTTGACTTGTTGCCGAATCAAGCCCCTGCTGACCTTCTTCGGCCAACATAACTGTTCTTTGATAATTATCCATCAACTTAATGAAACGGACATAGTGACGGTTGCCGGATATAGTTTGCGCTATATTCATCTTTAGAGAGGAACTCATTTTATCCCAACCCTTTTCGGACACATTACCTAAGACTTCTTGCATTGTTAATATGTCGCCGTTGCTATCTCTAACCTCTATTCCTAATGCTTCTATTTCGTCGGCTGCACCGGATATATTACCACCAAGTCGAGCATACATCATACGCAAGGCACGACCCGCAGTTCCTTGTTCTTCACCGGCCTCTAGTAATGTTGCTGATGCCGCCGCCATAAACTCAAAGGACTCACCTACTAAGTGACCCTGTGATGCGAAGTTTGTCATTGTTTGAACTAAGTCGCCTTCAAGAGCAACCGACCTGTTAGCAATTGTGTTAAGTGCGTCAAGAGCAGCCGTTGAATTTTCTAATAATACTGCTCTTTGCATTTCTAAAGGTAGCCCTCTTACTTGGGCTTCGGTATAATCTCCGTATAAAATGTTAGCCTGTGATTGTAATTTAATTAAGGCTCTTTGAGATTCTTCTACATTTAAATCGGAAATCTCGGCTAATACCATAGCCTGTTTTACTAACAAATCTACATTGGCTTGTCCAACAATATTTGCTACTTGCGCTGCACGACTTGCTGCTGCCAAAGATTCGGTAGCCGTCATGGCAAAATTTTCACCTAAAATAATAACGGCTTCGGAAACTCTATCTATTGATTGTGCGTCACCATAGAATTTTTCAAACTCAATTCTAGCACTACCAACCTCGATTGCTAAACCTTCTACGGCTTCTCTTGCTTGGTTTAACATTTGACCGAACTCGTCAAACGGTTTCAGCATAGCCTCGAAAGTATCTATGGCAACCGCCTTCATTATCGTATCTAATGACTGTACATCTTTAATTAATTTATTAGCATTGAAGGAAGCAACAATGTTAAAAAACGCTTGGGATGCACCTACTCTTGTCATGTTATCTCCCCCCTGTATGTTATGCTATGAACCCGCCTTGTTTTAATAATTCGACGGCTTCACCATCAGTTATTGATGCTTGGGCTTTATTACGGCGTTGTTTGCGCCTTGCCTCCATCGAAGCCCCATCTTTCTTTGAATCGCCTTGCGCTTGAGCCACTTGGTCGTGAATATCATTGAGAACGGCAAGGTCATATTCTAAGCGTAGCATACCCCCCTTGACTGTATATTTTTCGAGAAGGTCGGATGGTAATACACCCTTGAAGGATGAGCATAGGGCGGGTGCGACCTTGCTCAAGAGTCCAAAGGGATGCTTCCCTCGCCTTCCACATCACCACGCACAAACTCGTAAATTTCCATGAGCAAGTCACGGTCTATAAGATTCATATCTACTTCGTCTATGAGGCAATTTGGAACTAACTCTTGTAATTGATTAAACATACCTGCCCCTGCATCTTCAAGGGCAATCATAAATTCTTCCTGTTGGTCTTCTGTCCATTTATTTTGGTCTACGCCGAAGTGTTTATACTTACGGAATGTCTTAGCCAAAATGGTTTCAAACCTTAGTCTTTCCATGCCGGATGCTTGACGCACCCATATTTTTTTGCTTCCTATATCAAACTGTTTTTTTAGTACTGTCATTCTTTTTCACACTCTTACTTTTCTTTGCTTTACTTTTCTTTGCAGGGGATTTCTTTTCCACCTTAACTTCGACCTTTGGTTCTTCAACCTTCGGTTCTTCTATGACTGGGGCTTCTAACTTTGCCCCTTTTGTTAATATGATTGATGCGGTCTTGCCTATCTTAACGCCTATTGATTTCTTCATGTTAACCAACCTCAAATTAAAGAGTATTTTGTAGTCGCAGTTGTCATTTGGCTAGATGCGGCACTCAATGTTAGTATTGATTCGCTCATAACATTATCGGCAGTATCTACAAGACCAACAAAGTTCATTGATAGAGTTTGTGTATCTCTTCCACTAATGTTTGCTGATGGTGCTTCCCATCTAACCTTGCGTACCTTTAGAACTAGGCTATGCGAACCGCTAGTAAATGTTAGCATAACGGCAGGTTCGTCAGTATCGCCAGTCCAAAGTGCGCCACCAGTTGTTAGAGCAGTTTCGTAAGCCGGTGTATTACCATCGGCTGCTGAAGTTTGAGGAAGTGAAAATTCTATTGAACCTGTGATTTCTCTTCTTTGAGGTTCGGGCTTTCTAATGTAGGTTCTGTTCCCGATTGAACAAGCCATGTCTGTATCAAGGTTCATGTTGTATTCAAGTGAAACAGACTTAATGGTTGTCACTTCTGTTTTTGTACCACCAGTTGAAGAGAACTCTACCTTACCTTCCGCAAAGTGGAATCCGTCAACAGATGCACCTACAAATGTAGGTGTTGCTAGAGTAGTAAGGCTATCTTCGCTCTTACCTGTAAAGGACGCTGCGATTGTAGCGTACTCTCCGTGAGCAGCCGAGACACTTAGACTTTGCATACACATACCTTTGTAGGTGTGTTCATTTTCCTCTCTTCCGACTTCAATTGTGAATGAAGGGAGGATTTGGTCTGTTGATTCTTTGAATGTATGAATATATGATGCGACCCCATAACCTGCGGAGTTACCACTAGTATTGTCTCCGTATATTCCAAAAAGACACATTCCCAAGAAATCATCGGGTTGCATTACAAGGTTTACTCCACCTTCGGAGTATTCTTTGCCGTTGACGGACTTTGCTGAACCGTATCGGCTTACATCTTGACGAGTCATTAAGTCAAATTGGTATGCTATTGATTCGTCATCAACTTCGCCAACTACTCTTGCTGCGGGGGTTACTGACGCAGTTCCGTAAGTTACGGCAGCGTTTCCGGCTGAATGTTCCGGTGTCATGCTTACATATCTATATTCAAAATTGGAGGTCATTATAGTTTCACCTATGTAACGCTACATTCGGTTTGTTATTTGAAGGTTATCACCGATGTAGCATATTTAATCGTCGCATGTACTCGTATTCAAACCTATGAATACAAACAACTTCGTCATCGTCCATCTTAGTATCAAATGTCGCAGTATAATTATTTAGACTGTCAGTATCACCTTTCAGCCCTGTATTTGTATAGATTTCATCGAAGGCATCTCCGCCTATTTCCATACCAGTTCTGTAAGCATTTTTGTAATCAGTACCACGAGTTGTCACAAACAATATAATCTTATAGTTCTGCGTTATTCTTGTTCCACCAACTGTATCAAATTGCGGTGACGCTAACTCCCTCAAGAGGACATGAATTGTAGGCGGTGCTAAACGACTTACCATGCCCGACGATACATCGTACCCATAAACAATTGAAGAATTATCTACTATATTTTTTAAGTAAAATCTCTTACTATTGCGTAGCAACTCCACGATTGAAAATGCCATTCTCATAAGAGAGTCTGTGACAAATGGAGATGTTGACATTTCATCGGGGCTAAATGCCCCAAAGTTAGTCACATAGACATTGTTCCAAGTTACTATTCCGCTTGTGTTACCAAACTGAATTGTCTTACTGCTACCTGCTGAACCTGTGACTGATAGATAAGAGGTAGCCCCTAAATCATCTTCTATTATATCACGGAGATATAACTTGGCGTTGCCCGATGAATCAAGAGTTAATCTTAGAATAATTGGAACTGGTTCAAACGCATCTGCTTGAGCAAGGTCAAGGTCAATACTTGTCACGGTTGTAGCACCTACAAGTTTTACTTTTTCTAAGTCACCATTGGAATGAACCTCTACTTTATGAGTTCCATTATCTAACTTCATAAGTACTGTACCATCAGCCGGTGCTGAATTGAATTTAAAACACGCAATAATTGTGTAAGCATTTGTTGTAGGTGTGACTGACCATTGTTGCCCTCCACCCGCACTAACAATCTTCCAAGAATCACCTACTGCGCTACCGTCGCCACCGACACCTGCGCTTAATGTAAATGACTCGTTATCCTGCCCATAATCTGTTAGTGATGATGGGTCGCCACCATTCATTCGGCTTGTCCAAAATTGAGTTGTAGTCGCTATACTCATGCGAATGCCTCCTGTAAGGCTACAATTAATCTTTCTTCAATCTTTGGTACTACTTCGGCGTAAGCCTGTGCTAACCAACCTATACCTTCAAATCCAGTATATGTGGCATTCTTACCACCACCTCTAGCGTTGATGAATCCACCTTCACCTGCGCCGCTACCCCATGATGGGGAGTTTTTGATTGTTTTGAATGTAAATGGATATTCAAATGATTTAATACCATTCTCAAGTATAAGTGCTAATTTACCTCCACGAGAACCAGTCACACCGCCCTCTTGTATTGGGTCACTACCAAATGCTACTTCCGCAACATTTGTTCCGTCGCCAAAGGTTTCAACGGCGATAGAGTCTGCTACTCTTTGACCCATAACTCGGTGTCTTACTCGAACAGAACTATTGATGTATCTTTGGGTTCTTGTGGTCTGTTCTCTCAATGCTTCTTTGATGGCTTCGGCCATAACTTTACCGGACTTAGACTCCATGTTGCTTATCGCTCGATTAACTTCTTTAGTATCTAAGTTAAAACTCATTTTTCCGTTACCACCGGAAACACTAACACTTGCCATTATCAAACACTTCCCAAATGCGCCAGTCTTTTTAATTCTGTTGTAGCCCTTATTCTAAGGACATTGGAGCGCAAAGGGTCACTACCGGAGGTATGAAATGCCGTATCGTCTTCAAGATAAATAGAGGCTGCGTAATCAGCACATATCTCTTTAAGAACGGCTGCCATATCACCAGTCGCACCAGTAGGTGCAGCCCTGCCGTAATCACGGAACTCTTGGTCTATGTTAATAGTAGCACGAGCAACTGCACTAGTCAGCCTACTCGCTGCCCTTGTCTGTTGCGCTGAATCAAGACCTAAGCGTATTGACACATCGGTATTTGCACAGTAAGTCATATCACATCATCCCTGTAAAATCAAGACCCATACCGGCGGCGACAAACAACAAAAGAATCTTAACGCTAGAATGTAGTTGGGCGATTGATACCATCATTTCAGTCTGTGCTTCCGCCATTTTTTCAATCATTTCATCGTGCTTATCAAGTCTTGAGTTGATATTCTCAAATCTCACTTCGGATGCACCGACTCTACTCATTCAATCACTTCCTCAAGTCGAGCAATCAAATCAGCCTTGACACCTTTAGC